TGATGACCCCAGACAATTTGATCTTTCGGATTGCGTTGCTATACCTGGGTGTCAGCCTAGTGGCATTGTTGCTGATCCCAATGACGTTGTGTTGAAGTTTAATAAAGCAGAACTAAGAATAAAGCCAGATGGAACTATAGTAATTGGTAACGATAAAGGTGGAGTTACTATAGATGGCAGTGGCAATATGACGCTAAAAGCACAGAGTATTACTGTAAATACTCCAGCTAGAATATTCGTTTTGGAAAATCATCGTCATCCTGGCGTGCAACCGGGACTTGGCACAACGAGTACACCAGTATGAGTGAAACACTAGGTAATTATGATCTAGCACTATCGCGTGCAGACCATGATTTGTGGTTTCCTACACTACCTAAACTACCACCAAAAGCACTATCGTTATGGGATAATGATGAAAGTAAATGGGATAATGAAGAATCGTTGTGGGATCAGTTAGATAAAGTTGTTACTGAAGTAATACGTCATTCGATCTTTCCAATCAATGGCGCAGATAAGGTATGTCAACAAATCAAAATAACACTCCTGGCGTTTCTTGGTGAATGGTTTCTTGATGTTACTTTCGGCGTGCCATATCTTGAAGAAATACTAATTAAAAATCCTCGCATGTCTACTATAGAAACTATATTCAGAGCACATATTAATGCTGTTCCACATGTGATCCGAATTGAAAGCTTCTCAATGGTATGGGACCGCGCCAGGAGAAGCTTGTCAGTTGAATTCGAAGCAATAACAGATTACGGTCCCGTCAGAGATTCAGTGAAATTGGATACTGCACATAATGTCTGATGTAGTAAATTCTCCTGATTATGGTGTGTTGTCAACTGGCTTTTCGCGTATGCGACTGCCAGAAATCCGCCAAGCTATTATTGATTCGTTACAGTCTAAAACACAACTTACATTTGAAACTAGACCTGACTCTATTACTGGTCAATTTATTGATGTCTTTGCGGAACGTGAAACAGTCGTTTGGGAACTGGCGCAAGCAGTTTATCATGCGATGTATCCAATTTCCGCATTTGGTGTTAATTTGGATCATGCGGTTTCTTTTGCTGGTGTTACTAGGCTGTTTGCTTTACAGTCTCTTGCCTGGGTAAATTTCTATGGCGTGCAAAATAGTGTTATTCCAACTGGAACTATTGTTCGTTCCGAAACAAGTCGTGAAAACTTCTTGTTGCAAACAGACTTAATCATTGATGCGAACAATACTGGTGATATTACAGTATCTGTTGATACTGCTGTTACTGGTAATACTTATTCTATATCTTTGGTTAAGTCTGGTGAACCAACAGTCATTGCAAGTTATGTCGCTATTCTTGGTGATACCAACGTAATTATTGCTAATCATCTATCGCCATTGTTGGTATCGGCTAATTATTCAATTGTGCAAGATGCTCATACAATTCGTATCTATCGCGTTGATGGTATTGGTTTTCAAGTTAATCGTTCCGTTGGGATTTCTGTACTTGAATTCGGTACAACTGGCTTGGTAATGGCTGAGAATTATGGTGAACTAGAGATACCAATTGATAGTATAACTCAGATCGTTACTACAAGAGATGGACTTAAAAGAGTTAATAACGTTACTCCTGGCCAATCAGGTAGGCAAACTGAAACCGATGATCAATTGCGTATGCGATACGTTAATGGAGTATATAGACTAGGTGCCGCTACACTTAATGCAATACGAGCTAATCTAGAACAAAATATACTTGGACTAATGAGTGTATCGGTCTATGAAAACAAAAACGATTTCGTTGACAGTGATGGTAGAGAGCCACATTGTATAGAAGTAGTTGCATATGGCGGTGATCCGCAAGCTATTGGTAATGAAATCTTTCGAGTGAAAGCTGCTGGTATAGCAACGTTTGGCTCTATTACAGTAGATGTTACAGATAGTGCTGGTTATACTCATGCAATTAGTTTTAATAGACCAGTGCCAGTTTATGTTTGGGTAATGGTTTCAGTGAACAAGTATAATGAAGAAACGTTTCCAGCTAATGGTGATACATTCATAGCTGAAATCATTGCCAAAACAGGTAATGAATTTGGCGTTGGTAAAGATATCATTACGCAACGTTTCTATGGACCGATTTATTCACAGGTTTCTGGTATTGGCTCGGTTATTATAATGACTGCGGTAACTATTTCGCCAGATACGGTCCCCGCCCCAGGAGAATATACTTTAGGCAACAAAAATATTGCTGTTAGAGAATTGTCTCGTTTCGCTACCGATAGAATTAGTGTGGCAGTGTCTTAATGGCAGATGATCCACTAGGCTTTTTACATGATCATGCGGCCATTGCTTGGTCGCATTTCTTGGCGCAACATGAAGGCAAGCCCTATACTGAGGCTTTCGTTACTGCATTTTACCCGCCATTAGTTGAACTAGATGTTACACAAAATGAATTATATACTAAACGATGGATCGATACTGCGGAAGGCGTACAATTAGATGGTGTTGGCAGTATCGTTGGTAAGACCAGAGAAATACCCAACTCGGTTTATTTACCGTTCTTTGGATTCATTTCTCAACCAGCAGGGCGTGCTTTCGGTGTGGCACGTATGCGTTTTGACCGTGACCCTTACGCTGTTAGTGGATTTCTCGGAGACATAGAATATCGAGTTGCTATCTATACTAAGATTGCACTTAATAATAGTCATGGTACCGCAGAAGATATCATGCGGATTGTTAACGATGTACTTGGTATAACGAAATCTACTGTTATTGATATTGGCAATGCTAACGCAAATCTACTAGTCAACGACTTGACTATTACCTATGCCGACTATCGCGCATCGATTATTGATGAAATAATTCCGCGTGCTGGTGGTGTACAAATCTGGCCTTACTTGTTCGATCTAACTAAGACATTTGGTTTCTCTAACCAACTGATCTACTTTGGTTTCGGTGTCGGCATTCTAGCAAGATTGATTGGCTCTAATATTCCGCCAATCTCTATTGTTAATAATCCAGCATTGACTCTAGATTTTATGACGACGCCAGGAACGTTACCTTCTAGAATTACTTATACCAGAACTGGCAATGCAACATATACTGATGTTGATGGAATAATACAAACTTCTGCTGCTAATCAACCGCGTTGGGATTATCATCCAACCACGCATGTATTGAAAGGATTGTTGTTAGAAGAAGCAAGAACGAATAAGGTATGGCCTAGTAATTTGGCAACTGGTATGTTTCTTAATAATGTTACGCGAGTTCTTAATGCAGGTATTGCTCCTGATGGAACTAATTCACTTATTAAGATAGAGAATACTACTTCAAATACATATCACGGAATGCAGATGTTAGCAGCATCTTGCTTACCAGCCACCGTTTATACTTGTTCTGTATATGCTAAGAAAGGTGAGATAAGATACCTACAATTAATTTGGGATGATCAAGGTGGTGGAACGCCAGCAACTATAACTACGTTTGATTTACAAAACAATGTAGTGTCGTCTGGTGCTGGAACTATTACTCATGTTGGTAATGATATATATCGTTGTGTTATGACAACAGCAGCTACTGGCGCGGCAACTACTAGTGGTCGTCTTGGGCTTCAAAACTCTACTATCCCAAATCCTAGTTTCTATGTTCCCGCTTATGTTGGTGTGCTTGGCGAAGGAACCTATCTTTGGGGTGTTCAGATAGAACAAGGAGATTATGCAACAAGTTATATTCCAACTACAACCGCAGCGATTACTCGTAGTTCTGACAGTTGTGCCATAACGCCAGAGAATATGAGTCCCTGGTTTCAACCTCCTGGCGGCAGTTGGTATGTAGAGTTTGATTATTTCGATGCTACTCCACTTAATCAAAGAACTGTTTCAATACCAAATCCTGGTGGTGGTAATCCTGGTGTAATAAATCTTGGTGTTCAACCTAATCGTTTAATTGGACAATATGATGGTGTAGCATTAAATACAACTAGTCCTGCAACAACACCTAATACAGTAATCAAGGCTGTATCTACATGGACGCAAAATCAACAGAAAGTAACCGTTAATGGCGGCACTATTTTTACCGCATCGAATATGATTAATGGATATACTACTTATGTTACTAATGGAGTTCGTTTCTTGTCAGTTAGTAATACAATGGGTAATTCTGATAGCATGAGCGGCCACATACGTCATATTCGTTACTGGAAAGAAATTTTAACTAACGCTGATATGACTGCGCTCACCGCGCCAGGAGTTGAGTAATGGTTTCGCAAGTCAGTCCGGTCTTTCCAGTCTATGGTAATCCGACAACTGTTAGTGTTAGACAGAACTTTGGCTTTACTAAAGCCGAAATTGAAGCACTACAAAACCTTGCTAATAATTCAGATCAAGGACCGTGGCTACCGTTGCGTGGCGGTAATCTTACTGGCGCAGTAAATACTACAATTGCTGGTGGAACTTTATTTACTTATACTAGTGGTGCGGCACCAACTAATGATTACAATACTACTAGTGCAACTGCTGGCACTGGCATTATTCGTGGTCGGCGGAATAGCATAACTCGTTGGGGTATCAATCTCGGAAATTCTGGGGGTGATGCAACTAATCATTTCAGTATCGAAAACTTTAATGATGCTGGTGTATCGCAAGGCACTCCGTTTGTTATTAATCGTGCATCTGGACTAGCAACGCTTAATAGTGGATTGTCGCTTGGTTCTGTATTAGCGCCAACTGTTCCTGATTTATCCAAACATATTTCATTGTATCCTGGCTTTGGTTTTAATGTTACTTCTGGGCGATTGAATTATATAGCGCCGACAGGATCAACTCACGTATTCACAACGAATGGTGTTACTCGTTTCTTTGTTAGTGATACTCAAATTTATTCTACTCTTGGTCTTGTCTTTTCTCCTGTTGTTGCTGCTAGTCCAACCGATAACTCTAAGCACATTGAACTATACACTGGTTACGGACTCAATATAACTGGTAATCGACTTAATATTAATGTTGGTTCTACTGCTGGAATCATTGATGTTATTGGTGGTGTAGATAAACTTGTTGTAAGTAATACAGCAGTAACTGCAACTGTCCCTGTAGTATTGCCTGCTGACCCTGGATCTAATCTACATGCATCTACGAAACAATACGTTGACAATCTCGTTACTAGATCAGGTGGACCGTGGCTACCACTAACTGGCGGAACATTGTCTGGTGTTGGTCTAGCTATTGCCGATACTCTTGGCGCTAACAACTCTGATCTTTCAAAACATATTCGTTTGCATTCGGCTGGCTATGGCTTCAATGTTACTGGTGGTAGATTGAATGCTGTTGCCGGAACATTCAATGTTGTTATTGGTGGACTAGATAAGTTCGCTGTTAATAACGGCGAAACAATTTTCAATAGCGGTGCTGGTTCTTATCAAGTATCTATTACTGGAGCATCAGGATCAGATAGATCGCTTGCCTGGAAAACAGGATCACTTGGCCGTTTTGCATTTCAAATATTAGCAGCAAGCACAGAATCAACTGGTAATGCTGGTAGTAATTTATCATTGAATCGTTACGCTGACGCTGGAACTTTGATTAGTGAAGTGTGGAACGTCAATCGTGCTACTGGAATAACGACATACACCAATGGTATTAGTTTCGGAACTAATGTTGGTGCTACAGTTGCTGATACGTCTAAACATATTGTTTTGCATACTAATGGATATGGCTTTAGTGTTACTTCTGGGCGATTGAATATTCTGACCTCCACTGGTGCCTCAGTTGTATTTAATATCAACGCTACTGATCGTGTTGCTATTAGCTATACTAATGTAACATCCCAAATTCCTATTGTGCTTCCTTCCGATCCAACTAACCTACTAGAAGCTGCAACAAAACAATACGTTGACAATACCATTACGCGCGCGGGTGGACCGTTCCTGCCTTTGATTGGTGGAACAGTTACCGGCGCAACGACATTTAGTGCGGCTGGCACGGCACTAACTATAACCAATAATGCAACAGTTGGTGGAACATTAACGACTGCGGTTGGAACTGTTACTGGCGCATTGACTGCTGGTAGCGGAACAATTAACGGCAATACAATAATTGCAGTACATCCTACTGCTACCACTGCCCAACTCTATCTTCGGCCAGCTTCATCTCCTGGCGTTAATGGGATGGAGAGTAAGCTACGATTTGGTGGAACGTTTTCTAGTGGCACTGATTATGGTCCTAGGTTTATTGCTTCTATTCGCGCCGGAATGGTTGCTGCTTGGGGCACAGAATACCTAGACATCTGGACCGGTACAACTACTAACGATATTAGTTCGGATGTAAATCAAGCACGCATCGCGCGTTTCCAGAACGCCGGTATTACCTTTGATAAAGCCGCGACATTCTCTAGCACAATCATTGGTAATACCCACAATGCGCCAGGAGCAACTGCACTTGCTCTTGGAACAGTAACGAGTGGTGAAGTATTACGCATCAATGATATCGGTGGCGTAAGATCATCTCGTTTCGATTTAAGTTATAATGCCGCTGGCAATATGTGGATTATAGGTTCTGCTGGCGGTGCCTCGCATGTATCTATATCTGCGCTTGGTGCTGGTGTAGTTTATTTACAATCTGCCGGGGCTACTCAATTTAGAACTGGAACTGTTGCAAGCACAGTTAATTATTTGCAAGCCTCTGGTTCTATAACCGCAACCAATCCTATACTTGAAGCGATTGGTTCAGATACAAACATAGGTATTCGGATAACTCCTAAGGGTTCTAGTAATGTTGCAGTTACTACTAACACATTAACAGTAACGCGTGATCCACAAGCTAATCTAGAAGTAGCAACGAAACAATATGTAGACTTCAATATCAATACTGCTGGTGGGCAATTCCTTCCGCTATCCGGTGGAACGTTACTTGGTATGTTGGAATTGCCAACTACTACGCCAACACTAGGAACCCATGCGACGCATAAAACTTATGTTGATGGTAGAAATGCACTATACTTGCCATTGACTGGTGGTGCGATTGTTGGCTCATTATCAGTATCCAGTAACGTTTCAGTTGGGGGAATTCTTACTGTTGCCAATGTTGGTAACATTCAAGTAAAGGCAACGACTAATACTAGACTTAGTTTGTTTGCGACTGCCGCGCCGACTGATGCCAAGATAGTTGATATGTTCTTGGATGGTAACGGCAATCTTAATATGCAGTTTGTTAACGATGCATTTAATACTGGCATCGGGTTTTTTCAGGCTCAACGATCTGGTTACGCTACTACTGCATTGACTCTTACCGCGCCAGTTATTGGTTTGAATGGTAGTGTTAATACTGGTTTCCTTTATCCATCAGGAGCTACAACCACTACTGGATTTGTATTGTATGCTGATGCCACTTATCGTTACATTCGGTTTACTACTGATGGTTGGCGACTATTGTTCAATGCCAGTAATGGTAATCTATCATTCGATAAACCAAGCGGCGCTAATAATGTCATTCTATATAACAATGGTGATGTTTGGGCGGCTGGAAATATTACCGCAAATACATATCTTTTTGCCGTCGGTAATATAATGGCTAATGGATCGATCTATCCTTCCAACTCTACAATGGGTGGTGGCTTTGCCTTGTTTGCTGATGCTAACGATTGCAATATTCGTTTCACTACAGACAATTGGCGTATTGTTTATCAACGTTCTACTGGAGTGTTGATGTATTGGCACCCTGATGGCTATTCATTATTCTCAATAGATGGTGCTGGTAATACTTGGTCTAGAGGTAATGTTACTGCCAATGTTGATGTATATGGCCAAAGCCTTCATGCATCGAGTCGGGTATTCTGTAATGATATAATGAATGTCAGTGGCACATTTTATGTTGCTAACAACTATGCCTATTACTTACAACGTAATACTAATGGAACTTGGTATTTTGTAGAAGGTGGCACCATCAATTTCTCAGTTGGTAGTAATGGTGATTGTAATGCTCGTGCTGGAATATTTGCCAATCCAGTATTCTCTTATGGTGCTTTGCATTGGGGCAATGATTTTGCACATTACCTAGGTAATGGTGGTAATGGCCAACTTATGAATTTCTCTCCCGGTCATTATTATGAATACAACAATAGCACTGGAACCATGATCTTTTGGTTGGCCAATACAATGCAGTGGATCATCCATGCTGATTCTTCTTGTTATAATAATCGAGCCTGGACAGGTGGCCGTGGACCTTATGTAGATGTTAGCGACATTCGAGCCAAGCGAAATGTTACTTCATCAACTTATGGATTGTCAGAAATATTGAAGCTCAATCCTATTCGTTTCCAGCGCATACCAATTGATGAAGTGGCAAATGGTGATCGTGTAGAAGTTGGTTTCTCTGCACAAGATGTGCAACCAATAATGCCAGAGGCAATATTCAATATTAATGTGCCTGATGAGAAAGGGGTTACTGACGAAACTAATCCAACTTTTGGACTAGCAACAACACCTATCGTTGCCGCATTAGTTAATGCCGTTAAGACGTTAACTGCTCGTATTGAGCAACTAGAAGCAACTATTCACTAAGGAATCAAGTAATGACTCCTGGCGATCTGCCGTTAGCTATTTATCGTGGTGACAGTTACCGTTGGCGTTTTGTACTGTGGGAAGATACTGCTAAGACTATAGCAGCAGATTTAACTAACGCTACTGCTAAGGCTGAATTCCGCACTGCGCCAGGAGGGGTATTGCTGACCGCAATGGATTTGGTGATAGTATTACCGAATACTATTGAGGCTGAATTAACTGCGGATAACTGTCAATTACTAACTTCGCCAGTGTGTTATTGGGACTTGCAGATTACTTACTCGGATACGGGTGATGTGCAAACTATGCTTGCGGGTAAAGTAACAATTACCGCAGACGTTACCGATAGTACTACTGCTGGGGCAGTGCGTCGCATGAGGTTGGCCGGATGAATCAAATAGTAGAAGTCGTTACTGTAGAAACTGATTCGATATCAGTTGATGTAACGTTGCCAACCCAACCGCCGGTAACAGTTGAAGCAATTACTGGTGGTATTGGACCGAAAGGTGACAAAGGTGATCCTGGCCCTAAAGGGGATAAAGGTGATCCTGGCGTAACATTTCCTGATGCGCCAAGTGATACTTTTACTTATGGTAGACATGCGCTTGCTTGGGATAAAACACTACCACTAACAGGTGGCACATTAACTGGTCCACTTGTTGGCACTGATGTTAGTATGAAACAGGTGTCTGCTACTAGCTATCTTGAAACTGGCTTAATAATAGCATTGGATACTGATTCTGCTGATCTTAATCTTATGGCAGGAGCCGGAACAACTATTGGTGGTGATCTATTCTTAGAAGGTGGAGTTGCTTATTCTGGTGTTGGTGGTAGAGCCGTTGTAATTGGTGGTAGTAATTTTAATGGCACTGGCGGTAGTGCTGAAATATATGGTGGTGATGGAACGACTGGTTATAACGGTGGCGATGTAACGATAGGTGGCGGTAAAGGAATTGGTGCCGGTAAGCATTCTGGTAACATTACGTTAACAACTAATTATGTTGCTTCTGGTGCAACAAAAGGAACCATTACACTTGATGCCGCAACTTCTATAACTGGTACACTAACTGCCAAAGATGTTAACGCGGATAGTCTAGAATCTTATAACTCTTTGGTTAGTCGTGGTGACTTTGAATGTAATGGCAATTCAGTATTTGATGGAGACATGACATTTGGCAATGCCATGAGTATGCTTGGTACACTAGAAACCTATATATTTAAAGCAACTGGCGCTGCAACCTTCAGTGTTATTCCAACCATCCCAGTAACGACACCGACCTTGCCAGGACAAGTTGCCAGCAAGAGTTATGTAGATTCTAAGGCTGGCACAACTTATACTTTGCCGACCGCATCGACAACTGTACTTGGTGGTGTAAAAGTTGACGGTAGTACAATAACTATTAGCAACGGAATTATTTCATCTACTGGTGGAACTGGTGGTGGTATTACCGATGCACCGAATGATGGTAAAGCTTACATCCGTAAGTCTGTTGCTTGGTCTACACTAACATCCGGAGATGTAACAACTGCACTAACTTTTACACCATATAATGCAACTAATCCTAGTGGATATCAAACTGCCGCTCAAGTAACAACTACACTTGCACCGTATGCATTAACAACAAGTGTGCCAGTTGGTTCATCATCATTACCAGTAATCAATGGTACTGCTGCGGCTGGTAGTGGAACGAAATGGTCTAAGGATGATCACGTTCATCCTATTGATACTACTCGTGCGCCAATAAACAATCCAACGTTTACTGGAAAAGTAACGTCTCCAATTTTTTATAGTAATTCATACTATAACGTAGATAATAATACTGTTGGTGCTACTGGCGGTCATGTTAATGTAATTGCTGGATCAGGACAAAAAGATGGTGGAACCGTTAGTATAATTGCAGGTACTGGTTCGACTAACAAAAGTGGTGACGTTGATATTTATGCTGGTGATTCTTATGGTAATCCGACTTGTGGTAGCGTAACTATTATGGCTGGTGGCGCAGTTCTTGGTAATTTTACTGGGGGCGATGTTACTATATGGGGTGGCTTTGGAAGTGGCGCTGGTAAATCCTCTGGCGACATTCGGTTAACTACTGACAACGTTGCTGGTGGCGCAACCCTTGGAACAATAACCCTTGATGGTCCAACTAACGTAACTGGCGATGTGCAATTTTTTCTTGGCACTAAAGTTGAGGCTTGGGGAACATTCTATTCTCTTGATTATGCTGAATTGAACGTAGTTAAGTTTCTTGATATACCTACTATGTATATTGCTTCGCCGCCTACTTTACCTGAACATATGACAAGTAAAAAGTATGTTGATGAACAGAGGAACTATACTATCGCAAGCTTCGCGCCAGGAGTGTTGACCGCATCACAAATTTTGTTAGTTCATCAAGTCGGACAGCAAATAGTATTTCCTGCTAACTTTGGAAATTCTGCTAGTGGTGCCTCAAGTCGTTCCGGCTCCATCATGAATGCAACTGCTAGTACTACACTAGTAATTAGTCGTTGCACATCAGCGAATGATCCAACCAATTCAGCCAATTTTACCCAAATTGGCACCATTGTTTTTGCTCCTGGCGGGCATGTCGGCACATTGACAACTCAGGGTAGTGTTGCTATAACAGTGTTAGTTGGAGAATTTATTAAAGTAACCGGACCAGCAACTCCGGACGTTGCATTAGCAAACGTATTCTTTACTCTAGTTGGTAATCGATAATGGCTGGACCGTGGTTTTATAAAAGTACTGCTGCGGCTGGTGGTAATGGATTAAGTTGGGCCACTGCTCGACAGTCATTTTCAGTATTAACTGGTATAGTTGCTGGCGATACTATTTGGGTAGCCGAAGATCACTTCAATGATTTCGGCGCAGTAACTACTACAATTAGTTTTCCTGGCACATCATCTAACCCTAACATTATTATTTGTGCGAATAGTGCAGTAACTAATCCAACTTCAGCAGACTGGCGCGAAACTGCGATAGTACAAACCACCGGCACATTTAATCTAAATTTGGCCGGATCGTTCTTTTGTCATGGTATTACCTTTAGCGCATCGGTTGGCAGTTCGGCGATTGCCAGTATGAATGTTGGCGTTGGCGGTGCAGTTACTACTTGGCAATACTTTGATCAGTGTCATTTGCGGAATGCTTCTACGAGTGCATCGACTTCTACTCGCATGGGATTTGGTCAAACTGGTAACGTAGTTGGCACTAAGATAATCTTAAACAATACGCAATTGTGGTTTGGTAATGTTGCCCAATCGATAGCAGTTACTCAAGGTCATTTAGAATGGCGTAATACCACAACTCCATCGCCGTTTTCTAATGCAGTGCCAACCACCTTGATTACTACTTATAGTCAATCGTTTCATATAGTATTTGAAGGAATAGATTTCTTTCAAATGGCTACTGGCAGAACCTTCTTTGGTACATCTAGTAGTATCACTGGTAAGATATACTTTAATGGTTGTCGGTTTGGTGCTGGCGTTACAGTTGCTGCGGCAATTACTTCGCCATCCTTTGAGATATTCGTTACCAACTGTGGGCCATCAGCCAATCTTCCGTTCATGTCACATAATGCCAAGTATATTATGGAAGGTAGTGAAACAACTGATATAACAGTAGGTCGAGCTACTGGCGCAACGGATGGAACCTATCCATTCTCGCGCAACTTCGCGCCAGGAGCACTAGCTAATCAAATTAAACCGTATATCGGTCTACCGTTTGTCAAATGGAATGATACTACATTAGCTGATTTAACGATAACTATCTATGGTATACAATACAATGGGGCAACAATAACGTTACCAACCAATGCACAAGTATACTTTGAAACGCATTATCTAGCAGATCCTAATGTAACTCCGTCACCGTGGATGGATATAGAACATGCCGGAACTAAACCAAACTTCCAAGCAACCGCAACAACTTGGACGACTGACACGTCAGACTGGACTGCTGCATCAGCAGAACGAGTTGGCGGCAGAACATATGGCGGTTTTCGAGAATCAATTAAAGTTAGTAATAATCCTGGGAGATTGTTTATCCTTGAAACTCTCGGAACAACAGCAACCGGTGCGGCTGAAACGACTGCGTTGGCAGCTTATGCTGCTGCGGTTGATGGTACTTTAGTTACTGATGGAACCGCAGCGTTTCGCGCTGGTATTCGTTTCAAGATGATGCAAACATTAAATGCACCACAACCACAACAAAAAGGTCCAATATATATTTACCCAAGAATAGCTAACATGAGCAACTATACTATATGGTTGGACCCTGACATTGGCTAGACAATATGCAGTGCGTGGGGCAATCCCCATGACAATCAATGAAGATACCATGAAACAATATAGTTTGCGTGGTGGCGCTACTGTTAGTGACACTACGTCAGTTATCGTTACCCCACCAACTACTACAGCAACCGTTGTAGTATTCGTTGCTACTTAGGAGTTATCATGAGCGGTTCGCAGACTGGTATTGAACGTGACACCATTTGCATTGTTAAGTTGAAGGCAGAACAGTGGGAAGTAGTATTGAATTCATTGGGTAAAATGCCCTACGAAATGTCAGCCCCACTAATTCAAGCAATTGTGCCACAAATAATGAATGGGCACGCTCCTGGCCAGGAGCAGGAAATCATTCCGCCGGGTAAGGAGGCATAATATATGTCGTCATGGTATGATCGTTTTGTTAAAGTCTGGGCTAACACTGGTGTTAGCACTGATCCTAGTGATGCGCAAGCTAACGCGGGATTTTCGTTTCTTGGCGCGGCACCGCCATCGGTTGAACTATTCAATGCGATGTTTAAATGGAACGATCAAAAGGATACCTACCTCTACAATCAAATGGCCAGCGTCTTTGCCTGGGGCGGACAGACTGCGAGCGAAACTAATCCCAATACATTACGTGATGCTATCATCGCTAGGCAACGGATTACTCTAACTGTTGACACTAACTATTACGTTGATGTAGCTGGTAATGATACTACTGGTAACGGAACAGTTGGCAATCCATGGAAAACTATTGCTTGGGCCTATACTTATGTTTTGCTGTATGTCGATCCTGCTGGACATAACATTAACATTCAATTGAAATCTCCCGGAACTTATGCGGCGGCTACTTTTAACATTCCACTTTTGGGTTATTTTTCTCTTACCGGAGACAAGTTGAATCCGAAACTATATATTATCAAGAACACTAATGGTCAAGCAATTGGCCTTGGACAATCAGTGGTGTTAACATTGCAAGGGGTGGCGCTTGAAGCTACAGGATCTTCTAATCCAACGATTGGTGATCCTGGCGGTTATGGTTTGTTAGTTGTTCGATCTGCTTTGTGTTATCTTGATGAAGTAGCAATGGGGGTTTGCACTCTTACTCAGATCGTTACTGGTGAGGGTGGGGTAGTTTGGCCATCAAGAAATGGTGCCAAAATTTATATCTATGGCGGATCAACCAATGGCAATTGTATGGCTGCGGTAACTGCTGGTCAGATAAATCTAAACAGCATGACAGTAACGTTTCAAGGCAACCCAACATTTTTTGGAGCTACACTTGCTGCTGAACGCGCCGGATCACTTTATGCTTACGGAATGACGTTTGTTGGAACTTGTGTTAGTGTAAAGTATAATGTTAACTTGAATGGTATTCTTTATACCAATGGCAATAGTGTTAACATACCTGGCACAACTGCCGGTGTAGTTGTTAGCGGTGGGCAACTAACCTAGGAGAGTAACGATGTCGGACGACAATGAAACACCACCATTCATTTATACGCGTGAATGGTTGCCAGATACTACTCGACTTGATCTATTGATAACTAAAGCTAACATTGAGATGGGGCGCATTACTATTGAAGATGCTTTGGCCAATGGTGATATGAACGAGGAACAAGCTGAAGAATTTCGTCAGTATCTAGCACAACAAAACGCTCCTAGCGATCAGGAAACGTGACTGAAGCTGAACGAAAACAATTGGGAGTGTTGGCATCATTAGGTGATAAACTAATTGGTGTATTGCCACCAGCATTTCTATTGTTGCTAATACTTAACATTGTGTTTATGGGGTCAGTGATTTATGTTGTCCAACATAACGCTGAAGCGCGTAATGTTATGTTAACTAAAATTCTTGATAAGTGTTTGGATAAAGGAAGCTAACATGATATCGTTACTACTTACTTTGTTAGTACTAATACTAATATTTGGTGCGATTTTTGCGGTGTTGCAGTATGTTGTACTGCCACATCCGTTTAAGCAAATCGCCTATATAATTCTTTCGGTGCTGTTTGTAATTATTCTGATCGCCTATTTGTTACCATTGGGTGGGGTAAGAGTGCTATAATGTCTTGCGGCACTTGTGCAAAAATTCGGTCAGGCTTCATAAGAATTATTTCGATTCCATCACAGATATACAAGCCAAATATAACTGTGAAACTACCGCTAAAGGGGAACAAATAATGGGCCGCCGAGAAGATAAAGTATTGCCCAATCCGACACGGATTGTGCGACTTAACTTTACCAGAGAACAAGTAGATTTATTGGTTAACTATGCGTTGCATAATGGTTACGAACCGAAAAATCCTAGTCACCAAATGGATATGCAAGCGCAGAATAGTGCGGTCAAATGGAGTATAATGTCAAGATTAGGTTTTGAAGATTAACTCCTGGCGGGATGACCCGCCAGGAGAAACACTCCGGTTAATTGTTACTATCCGATCGTGATGGTTCACTAAACCAGATTGTTACTATCATGCAGGGTGGTTCATTCTACCATTGTGTTACTATCGCGACTAAATGATTCACTTCCGTGTTTTGTTACTATCCGGTTAAATGGCTCACTCGGTCAGTTTGTTACTGTCGCGATAGATGGTTCGCTTAAACACCAGTGGCACACTAGCCGGTCATAGCTCACTCTCGTGATTTTGTTACTATCCCAAAGAGTTGGTTC